ACTTCTTCTGCTACAGGTTCAGGAGCGACCTCCTCAACCACTGGCTCTGGTGCCGGTGGATTGAGGGTGGTCTTTACCTTATCCAAGAGTTTTGCTTTAGTAGCATACCCTGTTACGGTTACTCCTTTCTCCTTTAGCCATCCTGTAATATCCTTCTTAGTCCAGCCTTCGTCAGGTAATCCGTCGTTTCCTTCGTCTACTGTGACACCTTCGTCGCCTTCTATGAGTAGATTCCTAGGACCCTTTTGTCTTGCCCAGTGTCTGTATTTGTTCAGCCACTCTTGGGAAACTTCTCTAACTTCGCCACGATGCATTTCTGTATCGTCTCGTAATTTGAGATAAGGGTTAGAACCTATGTAGGTTATCTTGGGCAAGTTTCCTCACCTCAAGAACAGATTACCCACAAATTCATAGGAACTACTGGTGTACCACCTGCGGTAAATGTTAACGAATCGTCAGCGTTTGTCTCTGTGCTAATTACTGCACCGACACCTGCTAATCCTCCGTTAGAACCACATATTACTGCGTGTATCTTACTTGCTCCACCGCCAATAGTTGCGACATCACCTGTTGCCATTACTGTAGTTACTTGGAAACATGCTAGTTTAAGTCCCGGTGCCGCTTTTCCATCTGTGTTAGATGCGTTAAAGCCTGTTAGTGAACCCGGATAAGAACCACCTGAGTTTCCATCTAGCCAGTTTGTATCACTACCTAGTGTTCCTGCATATAAGTCCAACTCAAATAAGTTTTGGTATACGCCTGCGTCTCCTGATTTTTTTGTTAATGTTATTGCTGCCATATTTAATCATCTCCTAATATTTTATTCTCCATGTTATCCTCATTGTAGGTCACGGATAGAACCTTGACCTCCGAAGAAAGTTGTCCATATCTCACCCATGGTTCGGTAAAGACCTTCCTGACCCAATCTGTTGATTGCGAATGGGTCACCAGTCTCGATACCGGACTCAAAGTATTGTGTAGGCTTAGCAGTACTGTAGTATAGGTAGTCAGTATCTAGCATGTAAACTCTGCTAATTCCGTCTGCTTCGACATCCTTGGATGGAATGATAGGTACACCATTGTAAGTTGCTACAATGAAACCTGCTTCCATACCCGGTACACCTTTAACACCGTTGTAAGTTGGGACTACTCTCTTTTCTTCCATGAATCTTTGTTGGCTTTGTAGTAGTTGTTGAAGTCTCATCAAAGTATCATATCCAGTTAGCATAACCTTTGGATTTCCACCTCTCTGCCAAATCTTTCTGAATAGTTCATCAAAGTGGTCGAGAGATAGAGTTCTGTTGGTAGGGGTACCAGAAACACCGTTAACTGACATCTCAGCGTTAGCCCATGATGCGTTAGCCTCACGGTCTATTGAATAGATATCTAAGTCAGTTGCGTCGCTGAGGTGACCTGTTCCGTCTGCAATTGCACTTGTGCTGGTAGTTAGAGAGGCAGCGTGACCAGCGGTGACACGGTCAAGTGACTCGATATCATTACCTGCTGGGTTGTCAGCGTCTCTAAGTAGCATTTTGTTAATCATCTCTGCGTGGTGCTTACCCATTTCTTCTTTCAATACTGAGCGAATGTCACCTAGACCGTCATCCTTGTCGTTAAGGAAGATTGCTACTTCAGACATGTCGAATGAGTGAGCAACGGTTTTTGGCTTTGCTGCAACATTTTGGAAAGTTGGCTTTTGAGTTTCAGGTAGAGTACCGTTCTCTGCAATTCCACCGCCAACGGTAGCAGAAGGCTTAGCGGTTACTACACGCCATCCACTTCTGTCCCATGGCTTCTTAGGTAGGATAGAGAAAGCGTTGAACTCTTGGTTCAACTGACTCCATACTTTTCTACCGTAGATTGCTTGGTATGTTCCTGCTGTTGTGCTCAATAGAGGAGCATCTGCTTTCAATAGTTCTGAACCTGTGTAGGAATATCCCATGCTTTGTCCAGCACCATAGTAGTAGCGCTCCATATCATTTACTGTTCTCATATAATTTCTTGCCATTCATATTCCTCCTTAGTTGGTAAATACACTCCCTGCGAGTCGGTGAACTTCGTCCCAACTCATGCTTCCAAGTGCCTCAGTAGATGGGATTTCTACATTAGCCATATCACTGCTCTTACGAATTGTTGATTCTGGAGCAGCGCTTGAAATGTTATCGATTCTGTTGCTCAAGTCAGACAGAGCCTTTTCGATGTTAGCAAGAGGTGTTCTTGCGTCAAAGGAAGCGGCTTCTCTTGCTTGTGCTTCATGAGTAAGTTCTTTGTTTAGTCTGTCAGCGAATACGCCGCTTAGGTTGTGCTTGAATTGTTCTTCAAGAGCCGCTGCTTTGTAAACTTCGTAGGCTGCTTCTACATCAGTAGGAGAAACTGCACTTGGGTGCAAGTATCCTTTTGCTACTGTTCCACCGCCACCGGAGTTAATTTTACCGACTGCGTTAGTAGAAGGAGAGCCACCTTCTTGGGCTCGACCCTTTACTTGTCCAGCGAAGTAATCAGCACCGTCACCAATTTGTTCTGGTGTGCTACCTAGATTAGCCTTAGAGATTCCGTCAAAGTGGTTTCTTGCACCGCTAATGTCGACACCTTGTGATTTTAGAGTGTTTTCCATCCAGTTCAAGTATTCACTAGAAATGACATCGGAATATTCTCCTTTTGCCATGTCTTCTTTGTGCTCAGCACCGTACATCTTTTCTTCTTCGTCTTTATCGGCCATTTCTTTCGCCTCGTCTTTTTCGTCTTTATCGTCTTTCTTGTCTTCCATGTGTTCTCTAAGACCTGCTGGCATTTCACCCTTCTCCATTGCGTCTAGGCGGCCATTCAGTCTGTCCAACACACTTGACAATTCTGTCATTGCATCTGTTTCTGTCATATCAATATCCTCCTTCAATATACGGAATGTCGCCTCCGGGTTAATACCTTTTTCACAAATGGTGACCTCATGTAGTTCCAGTTTGGAGATTTCTGTATAGTCACCATGTTGTTGGTCACTCTTTCGCATTCTCTTGAATGCTTGTCCTCCAATACTGAAACCTCTAAGGGCTCCTTTGCGAATCTCTTTGGCAACTTCTCTTGCCTTTTCTATGTCGTCTCGTAGTTTAATGACTACGAACATACCAGCGTCGTCGACACCGGATTTCCAAACTCTACCATCAGAGTCAGTGTAAGATGGAATAACACTTCCAACTTGTATGTTTGAGTGAGCAAGTTGTACATTTCGGTAACCATCTGCTTTCATGAAGTCGCCAAAAGCATTTTTCAAAGCGCCTCTGGTAATCAAATCTCCTTGCTTGTCTACCATCTCAACAGATGCGTATCCAGCGATTACCAAGTCATTATCAGCCTTGATTAAATTGATGCTACCATTGTGAGTAACCGGAGAGGTTCTCAGCATCGAACTGGCTGTCATCGTTTCTATAGACGACACTCATACTATTTAACTAAGTACGGAAAACAGCAGAGTCATCTGTTATTTCCAAAACACCTTCATCTGTAGGCACAGTCATGTGTTTAGGCTTGTCTTTTGATTCAGTTTCTTCATCTATAGAAGAGTCTTCTTCCATATCTCTAACATCATAATCAGGCATTGTCTTCTTGTCATGTAAATTAGTAGGCCCCATAGGTGATTCTATAGGGGTAGCGTAGTCAATACCTAATCCCTTAGTACCACTACTTGATTGACCTACGGCACCTGCTCCGCTTTTAAGCAACTTCTCTACTAACTGTAAACCCTTGACAAGTACCTTTTCCTTTTCTTGTTTAGCCCACCATTCTGAATCTTTAATCTTCTTAGGAGGTATGAGAGGCTTTCCTTCACCTTCTGTTTCGTGAACCTCAGCCTTATCCTCTTGTTCTTCGGCAGGTGCGGCTATCTGTACATCGGCCTTGAGTAAAGCACCAGCGACTGGTGCCCAGTAAGGCCTTTGACTTTCAGACATGCGAACCAAATAACCATTAGATGCCAACGGACTGTGTGCTGTCCAAGACTGACCAGACTGTGTACACTTGTATACAACATCGCCCTGTGGCATAACTACTCTTATACCGCTGCCTGCTCTATAGACTTCACACAGCCACTGTGAATCTTCTGCCTTAGCAAGTAAACTAAGAGTTTCTTGACTAACAAGTCCCTCGCCCTCGGCTTCTTCTTCGATTTTAGAGCCTGCTACAGTGAACAACTTTTGCCCTTCGGCGGTTTCTGACTCACCTACATTACTGACATTAACTCTAACATGGTCGCCTTCGTTATATTTTTCATCACTGTCGAAAGCAGCGCCAACATCCATGTAAGTCTCACCGTCAGATTCCACTGCCCTATCACCTAACTCTTCTTCTTTGGTAATTGGACCAGTGCCTAATCGATAGGTGTAAGGGCCGTTGCCTCTTCTTTCTAATACTCTAAGTACGACATCGTTGCCCGGACTGAGCAGTACCCACTTAGGATGACGCAGTTCACCAGCCATGTAGGTTGACTTGGCATCACGAAGTAGCAACTTTTCATTTTCTTTCTGCAAGTCCTCTACTGTAACTTTGAGGCCAGCGTCATCTGTAAGTCTGGTGTCACTAGCACTCGGAACATGTACATTCTCAACGCCTTCCAAGCCACCTCTAAGTATTTTGATTCGGTCATCTATTGGTACATCGTGTACTTCTTTGTCGTCATATTTGAGGACATCAAAAATATAGTAGCCCTCTTCGGTCTTGAACACATCTAAATGATAATCATTATCAGTTACTTTCTTAAAATTATCTTTATCTTCATCTGATAAAGTAAAGTTAGTCGAAGTAACATCATCATCCTCTTTCTTGACAAAGCCTCTTTCACCTTCTGGCATGACAGATACTATCCAGTCGCCTGTAAAACCACGCAGATGCTCAAGGTCATCCAATTCAAAAATACGATGCATCGGTTGTAGGATAGGAACGCCTTTACCTATCTCTTTGCGAATGATATCGGGATTGGTCAAAGTCGCCAAGTTAACATCTTCTGACTTAGCAAAAGTATTAGATTCGTTTCTATTATTCTTAAACTGAGCCGGGAAATGCTCTTCTATGTTGTATTGGTCCCAATTAGTTCCATATAACACATCAGTCAAACCTGCTCCTCTCCATATAGCCATTGTCGGTTGAACCAACCTTTCTCGTTTAGGTTCAGATAGTGGGATTATATCTATCTTCCCGTCTTTGCCTATCTTATAGTCAAAAGTAACAGGTACATTGTGGCCAAACTCCATCCGCTTACCAGATGAGTTGTAAGTAGAAGCAACTATATTGTGAGCATTCGGCCCAACTGGTTCTATCGGTTTAGTAACCCGCCCACTCAATCTAGCAGTAACTGCGGCAGGAGCAGCGCCCGGCTCGATAAACGGGTCACTATGAATCAAAGAATCAAGAGTTTGTTGGGCTCTGTAAGATTTACTAGTGCTTGCGAAATGCTTACCCTTCCTGTAAGATTCGCCGTATTTTTCAGCGTGTTTATCTTGTAACATTCTTTTGGTATCTTTGTCTAATACTAGACTGGCATTAATCATCTTCGCTTTGAAATTTTTAATATCATTCTCTACCCTGTTACGCTGAGGACCAGTAGATGCTCTATCCTTTATTTCTTGTAGTCTCTTTAATTCTTCATTAAAATGTTCATGTACCCTTTCATCAGGATTGACAGCGTGATGTATGTCAAAGCCCATCTGATAATTTCTTTCGTCGACACCAGCCTTTTCTGCACCACCCATACCTCTTCTATGTGGCACTAATGCGTTTCTTAAATTGTTAACCATAGTGATTAAATTACTAGCATCTTCATTGTCAAAACCCCTAGTCTTCCTCATCTGCTCAAGAGTTGCGCCAAAATCAGCATCTGGCTTATCAAAGTGGTGCTTAGCGAAGTTACCGATGGTCTGAATTGGAATTTCTAAATCTCTTAACTCGTCATACATTCCTTGACTTTCCATTTCATCTATAATCGGGTTTACTACATCTTCGAGAAAATGTTTCATGGTTTGTTGGGTATGGAAATCTTCTGGGTTTAAACCCAAATCTTCTGCTAACTTTGCCATGTAGCGCTCTCGATTTGCACCACCCCTTAGAAAATCAACATAACTAAACTTGACATCGCTGTTATGAGCAAAATCCTTAGCAGATTCTGCAATTGGATTAAAATTTTCATTCATCTCTTTTTCGCCGTATTCGTCTCTGGATGTGAGTGAACTCAAGCCGTGTGCTTCTGAGGGAGCATTAATAAAATAATCATTTAGCATTCGAGCAAACTGTCTTAGATTACCCTCGATTATGTCAGGGGGTAGACTTCTATCAAACAGTTCTGGAAACTCAGCGGCTTTTTGTTGTGCTAACTTTTCGTAGGCTTGGTCATCAGCCTCTAACTTTTCTAGTAACATTTTGGTGCCTTCTGGCATCTTGTCACCAAACATCTTAGGCTCAAGTGTAGGTATATCCTCTAATTCTTCTTCTAACTCAATCAATTTGTTTTCAATTATTTGACTGGCTTCACCCTCTTCTTGAGAGGCGGCGTTTTCTAGTTCCTCTATCTGGCGCTTAAGGTTATCAGCCCTTACTTTGTTAGCACGACTCATGTTAACATAACCTTCACCGTATGTTAACGGTAGGTAAACATCTTTGTCCATTGGTCTGTGAACATTACCAACCTGACCTATTTCTACAGGTGTGCCCGGAGGACCAGCAAGATGTTTGTGCTGCGCTATCAAGACTGCATCCTTACCAGCATCCTTCTCACGAGCAGCAGGGTCGTGACCGCCCCTGAAAGTAAACGGATTATGAGTTTTGAAATGCCCGCTTCTTTTTCCCTCTAGTTTCTCTTTTATGTCGAATTGTGATTTGTCATCTAACTCATCGACTGCCCCTTCGTATTCGTTTAGATGTAAGTTAGTGACCGCTGGATTGAGTGACTGGGCGTGTCGAGAAAATAAATTGTTAGTTCCTACATCTTTATTATAATGGTTAGCAGAACCAGCAGAATGGATGTTAATTGCGTGTTCGGGGTGGGCAAAATCTACTTGTGCTTTGTCGCTAAACTTAGAATCAACAGCCTCTATAGGTCTAGGTAAAAACGGCGCAAATGCGCTTTTAGTATTGAATGTAAGGTGTTCTCCTCCATCGCTATCTTCATGTAACCTTCTATGTTCAAGTTTACCTGTATTAGGATTCTTCATAAAGAACAGGCTTTGTTCATACCCTTTGTTATCCATAGTCACTTGGTCAGCAGGATAGCCTTCGTCATAAGGTCCGACTTTTTCTTCTCCAGCCCGCATCTGAGCGAAAGCCTGTTCAAATATATCTGCCTCCTCTTCCTCTTCACCCTTGATGTCGGTCCTGAAATGATTTTTACCGTGAAGCAATGTAGCCTGATGAAGCAACTCAAACAACAATTGTGGATTCTTATTAAGTCCACCAACCTTGAAAGGAATGCCCCAGTAAGTCGCTAAGGAGTCGTTACTTGTCCCACCCTTAGTATACTCAGGGTCAAAGTCTTCTTCATCTATGTGAGGAGCATAATGTATACTAGCCTCTCTCCTACCTATCTTGCCAGCGAATATATTACGAGTTCGATTTATTCTTTCCCGCATTATTTTGTCAATTTCTTCTTGAGTAAACGGGCCTTCTTCTGGGTTCCATCTATCACCATAAAGGGGATGCTGACCGGAAGCATGCAGTCTACCGTCTAAATCTACACCTAGCAAAGCCCTCATAGTCTTGAAATCCATTCCTACTTCTTCGCCTAAGAATTGGTCTTTTCGTTTGATGGGTTTGACAAATTGTATACTCCGATTAACTACTTTGTTCGGGTCATTGGGGTCACTTGAAAATTCTTCATTCAAAAAAGGTCTTTGACTTAAATCTACACTTGGTATGTTTTCCATTTCTTGAAGATAGTCCATTGCTCGTTTGTAACCATTTTCCACAGCACCAAACGCTGACATGTTTTCAGTTGGCCCCGGCTCTCTGGCAGCAGATGGCTCTCTTTCTCTAATTGCTTTAGTATTGAATCCCGGTATGTGAGCCTTACCTACCCAGTGGTCAAAGATAGGCGCAAATCTATTCTGTATGTTTTGCACTATTCTCGGCAACCAATCGTTACCGCCTCTTAATTTGAGGGGGTAGTTTTTATTTGTCAAACCAAAACGAGCAATGTGGTCGTATACTTTTTGTCGCTCCTCTGGCGTTGTCCATTCCAAACCAAGTAGGTAATCAGTAAACTTTAGATTGTCTTTCCAACCTTCTTTGGCTTCCTCCATATGCTTCATAGCAAGTCTGTGGTTTATTTCATCATCATCAAATATACCTTGCTCATGCATATCTTGAGTTATCAGACTAACCAAAGAGTCGTTATTTCTTTTCCAATCATCAAAGTGCCTTTCATAGATATCGTGGTTAGTCATATCGTCGGCCAACTCTCCATAGTTAGCGGTGTTCCTCAGAAAAGCCGAAGGGTTGTATTCAGCATCTCCAGTCTGTGAGTTTTTTCTGTGAAAATGATTAGTGATATCGGCGTGGTCACGACTAACACTTTGACCGGGGGTGTCGCCTACATAATAATTAGCCACATGGTCAACCATGTTGTCGCCATGTAATGGAAACAGACTTGAGCCAAAGTAATCAATATCGTGATGAGAATCGCTGTTAGGGTCACCCGGATTCATTTGGATGTTAGCACCAGTAAAAGGTTGACCGGGCTCAGGTGTGACGACTCTCGAAGGTTGTAAAGAGGGGTTCTGTGCTATTTCGCTACCAGACATAAACTGTTCTTGAAACCAATCATCCTCTTCTTTAAGAATGACATTTGCCATTTTGAGTAATGTATCGTCTTGATTGTTTAAATCATAACCGTGTCTTTGTAAGTTAAGACTAGCAAAATAGTATTCGGCAGCAGCGTCTGCTTTGCCTATACCGTCGTAAATAGATTCTATGAAAGTAAACTTAGTCCTGTCAAAGGTATCGTAGTGACCTTCTATCATCCATACCACCAGCCGTTCAATTTAGACGGCTGGATAGTCGGTCAATAGACTTCTTCAATTCTGTTAAGGTTGGACCGTCACCACCTTTGAAGTTTTCAAGAGCCCCTGTTGTACTGAAAGCAGTCGGGTAGTAAGGTGAAGTTCTTGTCAAGACATCACTGCTTTCTGATATTGCGCCTTTATTAGCAACATCTTCTACCCCGTCAAGTAATACATTGTTTGTGTTGTAAAATGCGTTAGGCACACCAGACGGTTGTGCCTCGAATCGAGCGTAGCCTTCTTTTGAGCCTTCTTTTTGTCCAGAATAATTAGGCTCTGCTTTAGCAATACGCTCTTCTAACTTCTTTGCCTCTTTTAGCAATCTGTCAACTTCTGGCTCTCTAGGTTCAAATCTAGGTCTCATCTTAATCCATTCCTAATTCATTTCCAATTGCACCTTCTGACTTTGCTTGGTCAGCAAGTGCGTGTATATCTGCCCAATCCATGCTGTGGAAGTCAGCGTTGGTTTTGGGTATGCTCAAAGGCTCTCCGTTGTCTCCTTTCAGAAGTACATCGTCAGCATCTCCTCTAAAGGTATCAGGCATGACATCCTCTGGCATACGATTTCTAGCGGATACAAATCCAGCCTTTCTCAAAAGACTTGCTGGATTGGTAAGTGCTTTCTTCAATTCTGCGTTTTCTGCTTTCAACATCTGCAAACCTGCATCCATGCTTTCCATCTTAGTGATGAGAGCACCCATGAGTTTCTCAGCAACATTCTCCCCCTCGTCGCTCATTTACTCACCTCAAAGTGTACGGTTTGATAGTCTGCGGTTGATATTTCCAAAGCGAGAAGTTCTGATTGTTCCCGGCAAAACATTTGCTTCTACCTTGTGAACAGTCTCAACTTCTGACATTTTCATAATAGGTACTCCACCAGCGTAGATATCATTGACTCCTTGAATGGAATCGTCTTGCTTCATTACAGCAGACTCAACATCACTGCTTAGGTAATCTGCATATTTCACAATTTCATTGATGTGATTTCTTGCAGAAAAGCCATCATTCTCGTCTAACGCTTTGTAAAATGCGTCTACATGATTACGCATTTTTCTAGCCATTGGGTCCAATTTTCTCAGGTCCATGCTCATCTCCACTACCTTCCTTGACTTTAAACTTCCTAAGCCCCTCTAGGATTGCGAGCATTGATTATACTTTGACTCGCTTGCTGAACTCCACTAGGTTGAGGGCCTCTTTGCTGAACACTTGACATCGGTGAACCTGCACCCATACTAGTTCTGTTTTGAGGGCTTGCAGGGCCTCTATTTCTCAGACCTGCACCTTCTCCACCCGGTTGCCCCATACCCATCTGCGCTTGTCTGCCAAGCATAGCCGCACCTTGTGGACTAATGTTTCGACTTGGTAAAGCACCCGGTGTACCCATGCCGCCGCCCATCTGCATACCACCCATAGGCATACCGCCCGGAGGCATACCGCCCGGAGGTGGTGGTTGTTGAGCAGGGTCATTCGGGTCTGGCTGTTTGTAAATAAATCGGATGTCACGGTTAGCATCTTCCTTGAGTTCAGGTTTGTAACCCATCATCATCATTCTTTGTGCAATGTTAACTTCCATTTCGTCACGGCGTAGTCGAGTAACTTCATCCTCTTCTTCATTCGGATATAGTGTAAGTTGCCAATCACTGACATCCATTTGTTCTACTAGCATTGGGAATAGATGGTCAGTGTATACCTTGTGACCAAATTCAACCGCCCTGTTGGTCACCAGTATCTGCATACCTTCATTATTCAGTCCACCAGATTTACCAGTGTCCATCATAAATACATTAGATACACCATAGAAAGCAGCGATTCTTTGTCGCATCTCATCTCTGGCTGCAATATACTGCATCTCTTCAAGGCTATCCATCAACTTAACCCAGTTGATACCACCTCTACCGCTACCAGATTCAATACCAATCTTAGGTATGTAATGCGGGTCACGCTCTAACTTTTCATCAGTTGACTTGAAAAATGACTTCATCGATTCAAGGTTGTCAGTAGTAACGCT